TAAAGACTGAAGATCGAGAAGAATATTTGACCAAGCGCGATGACTATAGACAAGCGCAAGAGCAAATAGCAGAACTTCAGAACCAACATAAGGTTGCTAATGAACAACAGCAATCTGAAATGGCAGAGCAGCATAAACGGATGTGGATGGAGGAACATCATAAGATGTCTCAGATCCTGCCGGAGTGGAGAGATGAAGAAAAGCGTATAGCGATCTCCAAAGCTATTGGGGAATATGCTGTTGGACAAGGGTACACTAAGGAAGAATTAGATACTCTAGTGGATCACCGATCTATTCTTATGCTAATGAAAGCTAAGGCTTATGATGACGTTCACAGGAAGCAACATTCAGTCCGCTCCAAGAAAGTCAAAAATAAACCAAAGGTTGTTCGATCAAAAGCAAAGCAAGAGAAGGCTCCATCCAAAGCGCGTAAGCGTACTGCACAAATGAACCGCCTACGAGAAACCGGCAAAGTCGATGACGCTGCCGAGGTCTTGTTTGGCATGATGCAATAACTTCTTTTTGGAGAAATAATAATGGCAATTGCTGCTGACACGTCACTAACTTATAGTTCTGTGGCGATTAGAGAAGACTTGTCTGATGTAATTTCTAATATCTCCCCTATGGATACTCCTTTTATGTCTGGTTGTGGTAAAGAAAAAGCTGATAATACTTATTTTCAGTGGCAGACGGATACGATTGGCGCAGGTGGTGCTAATCGAGTAATAGAAGGTGATGACAGCCCAGCCGCAGTGGCTCGGGCACTTCCAACTAAGGTGGGGAATTACACTCAGATTAGTAGATATGTGGTGCAAACCTCAGGCACCGATGATGTTGTTGACTACGCTGGTCATGGCAAGCATCAAGCTTACCGTTTGGCTAAACGTGGGAAGCAGATGAAACGCGATATGGAGTATATGTTTACGCAAAATATCGCACAGGTTGCTGGTAATGCGACTCTTGCACGCGCATCGGCTGGTCTCCCTTCGTGGCTAAAAACTAACTATGTTTCTATGGGCGGTACTGGTTCCCCTGCTGCTCCCGCCACTGGTGGTGGAACGGCTGCGGCAACAGATGCTGGCTCAGTAATTAGTATTACAGAAGCGAAAATGAAGGAAGTCATCAAGGATTGTTATGATTCTGGTGGCAACCCTGATACGGTGCTATGTAAGCCCGACATTAAACAAGCCATTTCTGGTTTGTCTAGTCTTGGTGTTACCACTCTGAACACTGATCTCAATAGTCCCAAACCGGGCTTTGCGGTTGGTGCAGTTGATGTCTATGTTTCTGACTTTGGTAATTTCAAGATTGTCCCTGACAGGAATCAGAATAGATCGAGAGATGTATTCTTCCTTGATATGGACTTCTGGGCAATCGCATGGCTAAGGGATTTCCACACAATTGATTTAGCGAAACAAGGTGACTCAACCAAACAGATGTTGATTGGTGAGTTTGGTCTAGTTTCAAAGAATGAAGCTGCTAGTGGTGTTCTTTCTAATTGTGATGTCTAAGTAGGTAAGTAGGGGGTGGGGAAACTCACCCCCTTTATCTAAGGATAATTATGAAAATCGTCAATAAAGAAATCGAGAAGATAGCCAATAAGATGCTCGTTGGTAAGCCGAAGGAAGAGAAGGAAAAAAAGAAAGTCCATAAGACAAATAAACAATGGCTTAAAGAAGGGGCTAAAGAAGGTAGCGGGGCTGACTTTGGTGGAGTGAAGATATACCATGTCTAAATATTTACTTGACGAATCAAATGGTACAAGAGTAGAGATGTGGTTTGATGACTTTGATGATAGCTTTAGGTTTGTTGAAACTCAAGATGCTTCACGAATACTAGACGAGAACAAACGCAAGTTCAATGATTATGGCGATTACCTTTCTGTAGGGAAAAGAGGGTTCTGGCATCATACACACTCGATACCAAAACCAACTTACCAGAAATGGAAGAATGAAACAAAAGTTCCAAACGGAGAAGGTGGTTGGTTATACATGATAGAACAAGACCCCAAGGTTCTTGCATCTTATCTTAACGATCCAGACTACGCGTACTTCAGAACATCTAACACAAAATTATAGGTAACACAATGGCTTATTCAAATATTAACAGTAATGTATTTCGCCCAGGTGTGACGCATACGCTATCTGCTACCACAGTTAGTGGGGCAACACTCACATCTGCGTTCGCAACACAGATTAACCAAGTGATGATCACTGTAACTGCTGCGTGTTTTATCGAATTCGGCACAGCACCAACAGCGTTAGTGGCATCATCAGTATTTCTTACTGCCAATACACCATATATCTTTTCTGTCAGCGAAGCTAATAAAGTTGCTGCTATTACAGGTTCTGGTACTGCTTCTGTATACGTCACTGAACTAACTAGATAATGGCTCTTTCAAACTTCTCTGAATTAAAAACAGAGATTGCTGATTATTGTGATCGTAGCGATTTAACTACACAGATTCCTACGTTTATCAAACTTGCCGAAGCGCGGATGAACCGCTCTTTGCGGGTGCGCCTGATGGAAACTGTAAAGCTAATATCTACTATTGGTGATAGTAAAAGGTATCCTCTACCATCTGATTACTTACAGTTAAGAACAATACAGTATGATAACAGCACAATAGCTTCAAGCACGCTAGATGGGGATATTACAGATTCTGCAACATCCATAGTGTTAGCATCTTCTACTGGTTTTACCGCTAGTGGAACCATACTGATAGGTTCTGAACAGATTACATATTCTGCAATTTCAACCGATACCTTGACTGGTTGTGTTAGAGAGGTTAACGGGACTGCAAAAGTTGAACATACTTCTGGTGATGCTGTAACAGAGATATATACCACATTTACTGCTGGTAGTATCTCAACAGGTGTTTCGAGAGTTAGACCTCTTAATTATGTTGCACCACAACTATTGACAAGATTGAATGCAGGAAGTGTATCCGGCCTTCCAGAGATGTATACAATGAGGGCGGGATATATATTGATTGGCCCTGTTCCTGCAGGAGTATACACTATTGAAATAGATTATTACGCTAAGGTTGTAGCGTTGTCAGATACAGCGCCAACCAATACAATGCTTACAAACAATCCAGACGTATATCTTTATGGGGCTTTGATGGAGGCAGAACCGTTCTTGATGAATGATGGAAGAGTAGCTTTGTGGCAAGCTGGATTTGCAAGAGCTATTCAAGACATTCAACTTCAAGACGATAAAGACTCTCACTCAGGCAATTCTATGAGAGTGATGAACACAAGTGGTTATTACTAGGAGCAAATTATGGCGGTAGAAACTGGCAATTATATTGATGATCTAGTTATAACTAATCCTCTATCTTCAGATCTAGTATCAGAAGGGGATAATCAGCTTAGATTGATTAAGACATTTGTAAAGCAATCGTTCCCGTCTGTTGACGCTCCGGTACATGCGATTCATACCGGGAGCACAACTCCTGCTACTGCGATAACTGAGGGGTTAATTTGGATAGATACCTCTGCTGGTGCTGGCAACCACATAATCAAAGTATATGATGGTGCTACTTTCCTAACCCTTCCATTTAGTGTAGAGGCAGCTAAGACAGTTGATGTGGATGGCGGTACGATTGATGGAACTATAATCGGTGGTACAACTCCAGCGGCTGTAACCACAACCAGCTTGGTTGCTACTACTGCCGATATTGACGGCGGAACTATTGACGCATCGGTTATAGGTGGGACTACCCCAGCCGCAGTATCGACTACAAGTTTAGTTGCTACTACTGCTGATATTGACGGTGGTACTGTTGATGGTACTACAATTGGTGTAACAGCCCATACTTCAGTTAAAGGAACGACGCTTGAGGGAACGACAAGCCTCCAGCTAGCTACAGGCGCTACAGTAACAGGAATTGATGATGGTGATGTAGCCACGGGAAGTGCGGTACTGTTAGCTACTCAGAATGCTGTTAAGACGTATGTAGACTCTGCAGTAACTGCTTCTGACTTAGATTTTGAGGGTGATGGCGGCACTACTGGTTCAGTAGACTTAGATAGCCAAACATTAGACATAGCTGGTGGCGCTAGCATAACCACAACCGCATCAGGGCAAACATTAACTGTAGCCGCTGACGATGCAACCACTGCTGTTAAAGGTGTAGCATCATTCTCCTCTGATAACTTTGGTGTAACTGCTGGCGCAGTAACCATAAAGGATGCGGGTGTAGCTAACGCTGAACTAGCTGACATGGCGGCTAATACCGTTAAGGTTAGGAATGCTAATTCGTCTGGTGTTCCATCCGATCTTGCTCTGACAACGACTCAGATTATGATTGGTGATGGAACTGGCTTTACCGCTGCTCCACTGTCAGGTGACTCCACCATGACCAACGCTGGCGTAGTTACTGTATCAGGCATTGGTGGCCAAGCAGTTAGTGCTGCTGCGGCAACAAACGATCAGTATCTTAAATACTCTGCGACATCCAGCGAGTGGCAGAAGGTAAGCATTATTGGTACTGACAAGTTAACCACCAAAGGTGACTTGCTTGTTTACAACACAGTTGACTCAGAGACAAGGTATCCAGTGGGTATAAATGACTTAGTATTAACAGCGGATTCTACCGCAACAAATGGCGTTGCATGGAAAGCTGGCGGTGACGCAGAAGGCACCGCAGCGGCAATGGCAATCGCGTTAGGTTAGGAGGAAAGAATGGCAAACGCATTTAAAAATCACGGTAAGAATCTTACTGACGCTACATTGACTACGGTATTTACCGCGTCTACAGAGACAGTAATTCACAGCATTACGATCTGTAACACAAATGGAACAGATAGCGTAAATGCATCTGTTAGTGTAATTGATACTTCAGACGCCTCTGCGGTGTACCCAATTATCTCAACGGCTCCTATTCCTGCTGACAGCACGATGGTATTCGCTGATGTCAAATTGAATGTAGAGGATACTGACCTTCTAAAGGCTCAGTCTTCTCATGCAAGTGGGCACCTAACGGTGTTCTGCTCAACTCTTGAGATCACCTAATGTCATACTTAGGAAACGAACAACTTAAATCCTCAGAGATTAGGAAGAGTACGCCTGTCACCGCAAGTGGTGGTGAGACTACCCATTCTCTAGGATTCACTGCTGTATCTGCCCAAGCCGTGATGTTCTACATCAACGGTGTAAAGCAGAATACGGATACTTATTCAGTAAGTGGGACTACTCTTACGTTAGCGGGTGGTGCTACTTTAACTGCTGGTGATGTTGTTCAGGCTATCGGTATCAATGATATCGGTACGTCTATTACTGTTGCGCCTAACAGTATTGGAACAAACGAACTAGCAGCAACTGGAACCCCAACAAGTTCCAAGTATCTGAATGGGAGTATGGTGTGGTCAACTATCACCACTCCAACTGCTGGCGACATCACCACAGCAAATAACTTTTTCCAGAACTGGAATACAATTGATGTAAACACAACTAGCACGTTTGCTACATCTATCAACGCCGCAATCATTGGACCGATTACTGTTACAGGTTCTTATGAATGGACCATTAGCGGTACATTGAACATCCTTTAGGAGTAAAACATGGCATCAAAAATCATAGTA